GGTGTCGTAGAAGAAAGAATGGCTGCGGTGACGAAACTAGAAGGAAAGCGTCAGGCAGTCAAAACTAAATATCCTAAATGAGTTTCATAGTAGGCATAGCAAGGATAGCACATTGGTTTCTAATTCCTTTCTTGATAATCTGGATGACAATAGCACCTAACGATATGCTGCCTAACTGTCTTATCGAGGCCAAGGCACACGTAGCAGAACAATATAGAGGATCGTATTTTGGCACTAACTAAAGTTACAAGTGGCGTAAGGACGCTAGGAACAGGTGAGGTTGCTACGGCTAATATGGCTGTTGACCCGACTAACGCATCTAATCTAAGCAGTGGTTCTGTACCTACTGCTCAGTTGGGAAATGTTGACACTACAACCCTCGAAGATGATATTGCTCTGCTAGGTTTCAAGGTCGCGGCTAATGGATCGTTTGGGAAATACAACTTAGTAGACCAGACCGAAGATGCTTTCATAGATGCTACTGGTATTGATGCTGTAGCGTCTACTGGTGAAACACGGAATGCATCGAATTACTATTCTGGTGGCGGTGCCCCAAGTGGAGGAACAAAAACCACGTATTCCTCTGGTGGAACTGATTATACAGTTCATACATTTACATCAACCGGAACATACACATCTCTATCTGCAATTAATGTTGACTATTTTATTGTTGCTGGCGGAGGAAGCGGAGGAGGAGCACATGGAGGTGCTGGTGCTGCTGGTGGTTACTTAACTGCAGCGTCCTATTCATTACCCGCTGGAACATACACGGCAACCATAGGTACTGGTGGTGTTTCAGTAACTGGGAGCGGGTTTCAACATCCCGGAGTAGATGGATTAGATACTACATTTTCTGCTTCTGGTTTCTCAACACTCACGGCACTAAAAGGTGGCGCTGGGGCTGGTGTAGGTCCGGCGGGTGAAGCGTCTTCTACTTATCATGGGGCTGGTGGTAGTGGCACCTACGGTTCTGGCGGAGGAGGGTGTTCTGCCGCTGGTTCTGGTGGTGTTGGTACAGCCGGGCAAGGTAATGCCGGAGGGGGTGGTAATGGCACGGCTGGGGCATCAAACGTGTCCGGCGGTGGAGGAGGCGGAGGCGGAGGTGCTGGAGCAGCCGGTTCTGGCTCCGGAGTAAATGGTGGTAATGGGGGGACTGGAATACAAAACCTTTATCAAACCGGTGCGAATCAATGGTATGTCGGTGGAGGCGGAGGTAGAGGTAGTACTACTGGAGGAACCGGCGGAAGTGGTGTTGGTGGAGCCGGTGGATCGAACGTCACCCCAACAGCTGGAGCGACAAATACTGGTTCTGGTGGGGGAGGTGCACAAGGAGCATCTTCCGCGAGTGGGGCTGGAGCGGATGGTATCGTAATAATTAGAATGGATAGTTCTCTTATTCCGGGAGGGGGCAACATGGTCCTCCAATCCAACTCTACAACAGCAGAAACAGCGCCAACCAAAGGCGATATCGTGATGACGTACACGAATGGAGTTGCTGGAGCCGGTGGAGTAACAGCCATAAACACGGACGTAAAAGCGTATTGCAGCCGTGACAACGGCACAACGTACACATTAATGACGCTAGTTGCTCAAGGAACTACGGGTTCAGCATCTCCGCATTTTATCGTATCAGCACATGACGTGGACATCTCAAGTCAGCCTTCTGACACAGAGATGCTATATAAAATTGAAACACTTAATCAAAGCGTATCAAAAGAAACACGAATCCAAGCAGTATCTTTAGGATGGAGTTAAAATGGCATATCTAGGAAATCCCCCCCAATTTGCAAATTTTCCATCAAAGTTCTTCTCAGGAAACTCAGTATTAACTGATTTCACATTAGATAACGCTCCCCCCAATGACGCTTCTTTATTGGTTTTCATTGACGGGGTTAGGCAGGACACTAGCGCTTATAATGTAAGCGGAACAACTCTTGCTTTTACCGCTGCTCCTCCTACTGCAACTAATAATATACAGGCTGTCCACTTAGGATTGCTTAAAGATGTTGCAACACCGGGCGACGACACCGTTAAGGTTGCTCAATTAGATACTGATAGCGCGGGAACAACAGGTCAATTCTTAAAGAAGTCTAGTTCTACTAATCTTGATTGGGATGCTGTAACAGTAGGAGCCATCACGACAGAGGGCGATTACTACTACAACTACAACACTATCTCGTCAACAATCACAACGACGGTCGAATCAACTAAAGCGGCATTTGTTGCTGGCCCTATCTCAATCACTGGCAGTGCTGTGTGGACAGTAGTCGGTGAATTAACAATGATCTAAGGACATACCATTATGGCAGGAACACTCAAACTAACCGACATCGCACATTCAAGTGGTGCGGGGACAATCACTGTTGATTCGCTCGCAACCTTATCAGTTTCAACTGGCAAATTGCTTGTTGGCGGTAGTAGTGTTGAAGCGGGTTCAACTAACATCGTACGCAAGACTGCGGATTACACGATTGTTGAGGCTGATGTCTCAGGCAAGTCGGAGTTAATCATCGCCGCTAACGCCGCTGCATCGAACAGAACAATCACACTACCAGCGGTTGCTACTACTGGCTTGGCAAATTGTATCGTAACAATCATTTGTGACGCAGATGCAACATCTACTTATGAGTTAAAGATTCAAGACATTGGAACAACTGAAGTTTGGACAGGGTTTCAGAAAGGAGACTTTGTACGACTGATTGTAAGTAATAGCGCATGGTTAGTGGTTGATCACAAAGAGACTATGTTTTCTTCTAGGACTTTAACAGCGGATCAAGCTATAGCTACCAGTGCCACTACAAAAATAATTGGCTTTACAAACGTAACAGACATAGGAAAAGTATGGGATAACACTAATAACAAATTAGTAGCACCATTTGCTGGCATTTGGGATTTAAATTGGAGGCTTACTTTTGGCACCGATAACAGCAATAGTCCAGTTTTTTATATTGGAGGGGTGAAGAAGTATTGGTCAAACACAGGAGCCGATACCGCTGGTTACAACTATTCCAAAAACATGGCATCAATGCGGGCTAAAGTTGCAGCAAGCACAGACATTGAGTTCTATTCTCATAGCATTTCAAGTAATAGCGTATATTCTATATATGGTAACGGCTCTGACGAGTCGGGTTTTGATGCAAAGTTTACGAGAACATACTAATGACAAAGTATGAAAAACCAGAATCAGTTGGTGTTGATGACTTTGGATTTGCCTTGCATATTATTAACTCAGATGCGGTGGTGGAGATCATGCAGACTGGAGTGTATGGCACGCCTAGTCTCAAATTAGTTTGTGAGTGGGATGATGAAGTAGCAACCTTTCCGACTGCTGATGAAATGAATGCGGCAGTGGTTAAAGGAAACTGGGATCGCGCTCGTAAAGAGAGAAACGAACTCCTAGTTGCAACAGACTTCTACGCTCTCACTGACGTACCTATGTCTGCTGAAATGACAACCTACCGTCAAACGTTGCGTGATCTACCAGCAAGTGTAGCTAATTCTGAAGATGTAGTATGGCCTGAGAAACCAGCATGAAATTAATAAAATCCATTATCGCAGGGGCCGCATTAGCGGCCCTTTTTAGTTTTGGCGTTAATGCTCAAGCAGTGAATCCCGCAGTATTTCAGACTACTGTATCGCTTAAAGTTCTATGCAGTAATGGCGGCCCTGAGTTGCTCATGGAGGAACTTCTGGATGGCTACAATGAAAAGCCTGTTCACGCTATGGACATCAGCACCGTTACTGGACTGAATATACAGATGTACATCACAGAGAATAAAAATAATCCCAGCAGCACCGTTCTGCTGCACAACCAGAACGTGAATAAAACTTGTATCTTCTGGTCTGCTAAAGACTACCTCAAGACAATAGAAGCAGAAAGCCTACCAGCTAAAACACCAAAGGGGAAAACAGGTGCCTGAATACGAAGGACCAGATAGAAGGGGGGTCGGATGGCATATGTCCAAGAGCCTAAGTGTTTCACACTTGTTTGCAACGTTGGC